TGCTGATAGAAACAGAAGCCACTGGAGCACCTCAAAAACACCATCATACACTAAATCAGTAAGTTGGCAGCATCACCCAATCTTCAAACCACATGAAACATCATACTCATCATCATGGAATTCCATGCATAGCTCTACATCTCGTTCTCTGGCAAACCAGAGTATATCCTTTTCACTACAACCAATTTTTTCTGAAGCTTCATCCAACTGGTAGTAATCTCTGAGCAGAGAATCAGTATTATTAATTTTTAAAATATTCATTTATGAGTACCAATTAGCTCAGATAAATAATTAGCATACCATTGCATCATTTCTCTTCTCCCTTCGAGATATTGGGCATGGTTATAAATTCCACGAATAGAGTTTTTGTCCGAATGAGCAAGCTGGGTTTCAATCCAAGCGCTGTTAAATCCTTTCTCATGTAGGATTGTACTCATCGTATGCCTGAAACCATGCCCCGTAACACGCCCTGCATATCCAATACGTTTAAACACCTGATTAATGCTTGCTTCACTCATAAATTTGCTAGGATCGTTGCGTCCAGGGAACATCAGCGGGTAGTTCCCAGTTAGTTCTTTCAAACTTTTGAGATGGGATAATGCTTGTTTTGACAACGGGACAATATGGCTCCTACGCATTTTCATACGTTCTTTTGGGATCTCCCACACCGCATTATCAAAATCCACCTCTCGCCACTCACCTGCTCGTAGTTCTCCAGTTCGTAGACCTGTCAGGATAAGTAAATGCGCCCCCAACAATACAATTGGACTTCCTGAATAAGAATTAAGGGCATTAAAGAACTCCGGTAGTTCGTTGGCTTTGAGGAATGGATAGTGGACTGCTTCATGTCCTTGCATCGCACTGGCAAGATCCGGTGCCGGATTGTAGATTGCCCTACCCGTTACGATGGCATAGCGAAAAACTTCACCGCATCGCTGACGGACTTTCTTCGCTTTCTCCATAGCGCCTCGAGCTTCTATCAACCTCAGAACTTCAAGCAGTTCAAGGGGCTGAATATCAGCTATAGGTCTGTGCCCAATATGCGGGAAAATGTCTTTCTCGAATGCCTCAATGATGTCGGAAGCATAGCCCTCAGACCATTTGGGTGATTTCATTTTGTGCCACTCTAACGCCACTTCTCTGAATGGGTTAAGTGTCTCAATCGCTGCATTTAAAGCCTGCTTTTTGGCTTTTTTGACTTCGCCGGGATCTTCACCTGCTGCGAGTAGTTTCTTCGCGTCTTCTCGTTTTTGTCTGGCATCAGCAAGTGTGACTGTTGGATAAACACCAAAGGACAATCGTTTCTCTTTACCAGCAAAACGGTATTTCATACGCCAGTAACGCGAGCCATTAGGTTCGACCTGAAGGTATAGGCCACCTCCATCAAACAGCTTGTAGCTCTTCTCTTTTCCTTTCGCAGCTTCAACCTTGCGGGCATTCAGCATCATTGGGGGCACATTTCCTAGACCGAACAGAACATGCCCCTGATTGTGCCCCCAACCGCGTGTTGATTTCAAGAGACAAGGGTTGACCTCAAACGTATGAAAATAACGTAATATATATGTTTTTAAATGATTTTGTTGATGTGGGTTGACTTGGGAAAACTAGGTGATGGTGCCGATAATAGGAGTCGAACCTACGACCTTCGCATTACGAATTATAAGAATCCGCTTCTAATTCAAAGCATTACCCCATCAACACTGCGCTCACACGTCCCACCACATCAAAACATGTAAAGCCTTGCAAGTCATTGCGAGGCCTTATGTGTCTCAGTTTTGTCCCACCTTGTATTACGACTTGCATAGCCAATGAAGATAAATGTGACGACAAACGGCGCAGCAGTCTTCTTTTCCTTCATACTTTCCCCACCCAGCATGCATACCTTCTACCATAACTGTAGTGAATGTCTGTTATGAGCGAGGAGCGGACCTTGTTATGCTCACGGCCAGAAAGCGCTATGTAAGTTTGGGGTGAGTTTAGTTATGCTGTATTCCTGCCATAGTCGTTACTCCAGTTAACAGTGTGGTCAGATGCCCTATAGTATCACGAGCACTATAGGGCGTTGTCTTATGATCCAACTGCATGATGAGCTTAGGCTATTGGATTAAAGAACTAGTTAGGGAAGGTGCGAACAAGTTCCTGATATGAGATCATCATATTCATCCGGAGCGCATCCCAGAGGGACATCATGAGCCATCAACTCACCTTCGCCGATAGTGAATTCAGCACTAAGCGCCGTCAGACCCGAAAAGAGATTTTCCTCTCCCGCATGGAGCAGATTCTGCCATGGCAGAATATGACCGCTGTCATCGAGCCGTTTTATCCCAAGGCGGGCAATGGCCGACGGCCCTATCCGCTGGAGACCATGCTGCGTATTCACTGCATGCAGCATTGGTACAACCTGAGCGACGGTGCCATGGAAGATGCCCTGTACGAAATCGCCTCCATGCGCCTGTTTGCCCGATTATCCCTGGATAGCGCCCTGCCGGATCGCACCACCATCATGAATTTCCGCCACCTGCTCGAGCAGCATCAACTGGCACGTCAATTGTTCAAGACCATCAATCGCTGGCTGGCCGAAGCAGGCGTCATGATGACCCAAGGCACTTTGGTGGATGCCACCATCATTGAGGCACCCAGCTCTACCAAGAACAAAGATCAGCAACGCGATCCGGAGATGCATCAGACCAAGAAAGGCAATCAGTGGCACTTTGGCATGAAGGCCCACATTGGTGTCGATGCCAAGAGTGGCCTGACCCACAGCCTGGTCACCACCGCGGCCAACGAGCATGACCTCAATCAGCTGGGTAATCTGCTTCATGGAGAGGAGCAATTTGTCTCAGCCGATGCCGGCTACCAAGGAGCGCCACAGCGCGAGGAGCTGGCCGAGGTGGATGTGGACTGGCTGATCGCCGAGCGTCCCGGCAAGGTAAAAACCTTGAAGCAGCATCCGCGCAAGAACAAAACGGCCATCAACATCGAATACATGAAAGCCAGCATCCGTGCCAGGGTGGAGCACCCGTTTCGCATCATCAAGCGGCAGTTCGGCTTCGTGAAAGCCAGATACAAGGGGCTGCTGAAAAACGATAACCAACTGGCGATGTTATTCACCCTGGCCAACCTGTTTCGGGTGGACCAAATGATACGTCAGTGGGAGAGATCTCAGTAAAAACCGGAAATAACGCCAGAAATGGTGGAAAAAATAGCCTAAATAGGCTGATTCGATGTGTTTGCGGGAAAAAAATCGGCCCAGAACCGCGAAATTTTAATCAGCGAGTCAGCTTGGGAAGAAATGACCTGCTTATTCGCACCTTCCCTAGGACAGTACTAACAAAAACAGGAAATTAGCAGTCTCAGCAGGACACCGACCAGACGGTGAGGAGACAAAAAAGATACGCAAAGGAGCCGCGGCTCTCGAGTGACACAAAAGCCCGCTTATGCGGGCTTTTTGTTTTTCCCTTAAGTTCCTAGCCGCTTATCTATAACTATGGAAAAATGTTAACCCTGACTGTATGTTAACAAAGGGATGTATATGTCGGTTTTTCATAACTGGCTGCTTGATATCGCAAGCGGGAATTACTTTATCTACATCAAACGCCTTTCTGCAAACGACACAGGCGCAACAGGTGGCCATCAGGTCGGACTTTATATCCCCTCAAATATCGTTGAAAAGCTTTTTCCTTCTATCAATCATACTCGCGAACTGAACCCTTCAGTCTTCCTTACTGCGCATGTATCATCCCATGATTGCCCTGATACCCAAGCACGCGCAATTTATTACAACAACCGTTATTTTGGTAAGACCCGAAACGAAAAAAGAATTACGCGCTGGGGGAGAGGAAGTCCATTACAGAACTCTGAAAATACAGGAGCCCTCACAATTCTTGCTTTCAGGTTAAACGAACAGAACACTGACTGTTCCGAGGTAGATATATGGGTCTGCGTCAATCCCGATGAAGAGGATATCATCGAGTCTGCTATTGGCGAAATCATACCTGGAACCCTAATTTCCGGCCCTGCCGGACAAATTTTGGGCGGATTGTCTCTTCAGCAAACTCCAGTAAATCATAAATATGTTATTCCTGAAGACTGGAAGAAGCGTTTTCCTTCTGGAAACGAAATTATTCAATATGCTGCTGGCCATTATGCTAAAAACTCCAAGGATCCAGATGAGCAACTGATTGACCGTCGGCGTGTCGAGTATGATATTTTTCTACTCGTCGAGGAATTACATGTTCTTGATATTATTAAGAAAGGATTCAATTCTGTAGATGAGTTTATTGCATTAGCCAACTCTGTCAGTAATCGACGTAAATCAAGGGCAGGTAAATCACTTGAACTTCACCTAGAGAAGCTTTTTATCGAGCACGGACTACGACATTTCTCCACTCAGGCAGTTACTGAAGGTAATAAAAAACCAGATTTCCTGTTTCCTTCAGCAGAGGCATATCATGACGTTGAATTTCCTGTAGAAAACTTACGTATGCTGGCAGTAAAGACCACCTGCAAAGATCGCTGGCGTCAGATACTGAATGAAGCAGATAAAATCCATCAGGTACATTTATTTACGCTGCAAGAAGGTGTTTCTTCAGCACAATACCGAGAAATGAAAGATGCGGGTGTCAGACTCGTTGTACCATCAACTTTACATAAAAAATACCCAGAAGCAGTTAGAGAAGAATTAATAACGCTCGGAGCATTCATTACTGAGCTGATAGAACTTTACGCTGAACTATCATAGGCTGACTCCCGGCTTAAAAGGCCGGGAGGTGTTCTCAAGGCTGCCCAGTCTTACCAGCATCAGCAGAAACAGCTTTGAGGATATAGGGTTCCAGAAGTCTGGCAACGGCTTCAAATACTGGCACCACAACGGAGTTACCGAACTGCCGATATGACTGAGTATCTGAAACCGGAATACGGAATGGTTTCCCTCCAGGTTTTTCAAACCCCATAAGGCGTGCGCACTCTCGGGGAGTCAGCCTGCGTGGTCGACGAGCCTGGTTACTCTCATTCATAAAGTCAGCCTCTCCCGTTGCCATATCCCAACCACGATCAATAAGAATTTCTGATCCGTCTTTGTGATATCTGGCAGAAAGTGTGCGTGCAATGCTTTCCTTATTCTCAGGATTGACCAACCCAAAGCCAAAACCATTCCCCTTGGCTGCATGCTTTTTGGCGTAGTTATAAAGGTACTCCCATAGTTTTGGCGTAAGTATATATTTACTGTCGACTACAGGCTCCAGCAATTCACCAAATGATGGGCGGTGTTCCGGATAAAAACGACTGATATCACGCAAGGTAAACCCCTTGTGAATATTCAGATCTCGTCTAAATCCGACCAGAACAATGCGTTCACGATGCTGAGGCAAAAAATGCTTCCCATCGATAATCTTTGGATCGTTTTTTCCCATTTCTGCAGCATCGGCAACTTCGTAGCCCAGCTCGTCAAGGGTCTCCATAATGACTTTGAAAGTTTTACCCTTATCATGGCTCTTCAGATTTTTGACATTTTCCAGCACAAAAATTGCCGGTTTTTTTGCTCGTATAATACGTGCCACGTCAAAAAAAAGTGTTCCTTGTGCTTCACATTCAAAACCATGCGCACGACCAAGTGAGTTTTTCTTACTAACACCAGCAAGGCTAAATGGCTGGCACGGGAACCCCGCAAGAAGCACATCATGATCCGGCACATGCTCATCAATATATGCATAAGCATCCGTTTCCAATACATCGGTTTTATCACTCAGCGTGACTTCCCGAATATCGAGATTGAATTTATGCACCTGTTCATCGTTAAACCAGTTGGCCTTGTATGTACGCACAGCATCTTTATTCCATTCACTGGTAAAAACACACTGGCCTCCAATGGCCTCAAAACCTTTCCGTATCCCTCCAATTCCAGCAAATAAGTCAATGAAGCGGAAAGCATATTCCGGATGGTTTGCAGGTGGTTCTGGTAGCATCTTACGCAGAAGAGACTCTTCTACTGAAGTCAACGATTTTGGTAAACACTTGCCATTAATCCAGCGGTTAATGGTTTCACGGCTCCACTCATTTTTTCCGACTTTTCTCAGTAATTCAGCTACATACTTCTGATCATAGATTTCCAGCACTTTCTCGATAAGCTTTTTATCATTTTCCTGTCGCAGCTTTTCTTCCGCCTCGGCTTCCTTCAGCAGATGCTGTGCCAACACTTCAAATTCAGACATAATTCCTCCAACGGGTCTAATGGGTGAAACTCTATCACTCATTCAACCCAGAAGGAAATATTTTATCTGGATATTTAAACAGTGACTACAACGTAATCTAGCACTGGTGATGCTTTGTTAGGCATAGAGAATCATTCTATATACGACTAATGACAGAAAAACAGCAGACAAGTAGTTTGTTCATAAATTAACGCATACTACGTGCCTACGGTTTTCGAGACCGGTCCAATCATCAAACGAAACATAAAATTAGCTCACATTATGAGGAAAAGTATCTTTTTTATACTATGTAAATTCAAAGGATTAGCCTCATTTCTCCGATGGTTTTCTCAATACTACTGGTTGTGAACCCTTGCAATGTTCATTAATATACGTCTCACAAATAATTCCTAGATATTGCAAAATGGATATTACTGAGTTTCCTTCTGGAGTAATTGAACACCTTGGCTGGTATGTTTATCGATTGATTGATCCGAGGGACGGAAGCACCTTCTATGTAGGGAAAGGCAAAGGTAACCGCGTATTTGCTCATATGCGCGGTGAAGTGGCAGCGACTGATGATGACGAGTTACTGAGCAACAAGCTAAAGCAAATTAGAGAAATAAGGTTAGCAGGACTTGAAGTTATCCATGTCATCCATCGACACGGAATGACTGATGAAAAGACGGCGTACGAAGTTGAAGCAGCACTTATTGATGCCTACCCTGGGTTAACGAATATCATGAATGGTGCTGGCAGCAATGAATTCGGCGCCGCGCATGTCAAAGAGTTGATAGCAACATATCAGCCCGAAACCATAACATTTCATCATAAAGCATTAATGATATCCGTTAACAGAAGTGCAAAGGATTCAGAGCTTTATGATGCGGTTCGATTTAGCTGGCGCATTAATGTCTCTCGCGCCAGCCAAGCAGAAATCATTCTTGCTACTGTAAGGGGGATCGTTCGAGGGGTTTTCATTGCTGATAAATGGCTCAAATCAACACGTGAAAATTTCCCTTCGTTGAAATACTGGGACGAGGATCCTGACTTTGAGGCAACACAAAGTTCGCGCTATGGTTTTGAAGGTCGAGAAGCCCCACCTGAAATAGCAAATCTTTATCTTGGAAAAAAAATACCAGATGAATTAAGAAAAAAAGGAGCTATGTCCCCGGTCCGTTACTCACCTAATTTTTGAGTCTTTAAGTGATAAGCATAAACCGCAGCACGTCATGCATACGTCGTGTCTGCGGTTTTTCTTTTTTGCTTACACGGTGTCTGGTTCTTCTGGCCACTCAATATCAGGTGCAGTTGATGTATCAACACGGTTCAGCAACACCCGATACTTCTTCCAGGCTTCCAGCAACGAGGTTTCTTCCTCCGTTGCAATTTCCAGATCTGCAGCATCCTGAAGTGGCGCTATATGCTCACTGGCTACCTGCATCAGGCTGTTTTTTGTTTCTTCCGCCTCCCGGATCCGGAACAGTTTTTCTGCTTCCGTATCCTTCACCCAGGCTGTGCCGTTCCACTTCTGAAACTCCCCTTCCGGGGATAACCAGGTAACATTTTCCGGTAATGAGCCGAGTTCAGAAATAAATAACGCGTCCCCTGATGCCACGTCATAAACTGTTTTACCCCGATGGTCTTCAACAAGATGCCACGATGCCTCATCACTGTTGAAAACAGCCACGAAGCCTGCTGGAATATCTGGCGGTGCAATATCGGTACTGTTTGCTGGCAGACCTGTATGAGGCGGAATATATGCGTCACCTTCACCAATAAATTCATTAGTTCCGGCCAGCAGATTATAAATTTTTATGGTCCGTGCTTGTTCACTCATTCTGAATGCCATTATGCAAGCCTCACAATATAGTTAAATGCAATGTTTTTGACGGTGTTTTCCGCGTTACCAGCAGCGTTAACGGTGATGGTGTGTCCATGTGAGCCAATCGCAACCGAGTGCGTATGAGCACCAATACCGACAGTATGTGCGTGTGCACCTGCGCTTGCAGCAGTACCCGATACAGAGTGCGTATGAGCGCCTGCAGAAGAAGTGTTAACACTGTATTTAGAATAATCAGGTGATCCACTTCCCGGAGCACCACTGGAACCACCTGAAACAAATGTCATCGAATGGGTATGTGCACCGGCTGAAGCAGCCGTACCGCTAACACTATGGGTATGCGCCCCGGTGTTATTCGTGGATTTAGTGCCGTAATCAAACGACGATGTGGTTTTCGTCCCCAAATCCGTACTGGATGCGCTGGCGCTGTGGGTGTGCGATTTAATGCCGTCCTGTTCCTGAGACAATACGGCACGACCACTGGCGGGCTTGCCCTTAATCATCCAGCCACGCATATCAGGGATCACGCCTGACGGATAAGCAGCTGCAAGTTTCGGGTAAGCAGATTTGTCAAAAGTCTGCCCCTGCATCAGGGCATAACCAGACGGAACGGTATCTGATGGCCACGGGATTGGTGCACCGACTGGATAAAACTCTGCAGGAGGATGAGCCGAGGTGTAAAGCTGCGCCCACGGCGACCAGTTTGCGTCGGTCGTATCCCGTCGTGAACGAATAAATGCCGGAGCATGAGCACCGCTTGTACCACTCCAGCCGATGAGTAACTCACCTTCGCCAACGGCTGTCATCCCTTTCAGGTGAATGATATTTCCATACGCTGTTGGATATCCGTTGTTATACACCTCGTATAACTCAAGACCTGTTGCCCCCTGCGTATTGTCTGTCAGCGCGGTTACCCGACCTTTTGAAGACAGATTAACTGATGATACTGCTGTTCCACCTGACGGTAACGCCCCGATCTCTGATGCCGTTGGCTTATTTCTGGAGTTATAGTCCCTTCGCCAGCCAGGTGAATAATCTGTTCCGTGATTAATATAGGTAAACTGGGCGTTAGTTGTTCCACCACCAGTGGAGGTGGTCGGTGTGGTAATGCGGATCGTCATCGCTGACTTTATCCCCATTACTTCAATGACAGCTCCGGCGAGATGAATATTACCGCAGCCAGTATCAGTAATGATTTTATTATTGCCATAAGACCAGGAACCCTTGCACATCCAGTATGGATGGTTAAATGCTCCCTGAGAATCCAGCCACTCGATAAACTGTGCAGTCGTCCAGTTTCCTGTTGTTGTGCTTACTGACCCACCGAAGGCACGGCAGGCACCAATATTTTTCGTAAAGGTGTCTTTGCCAGGGATATCCGCACCGTTCTGATCTTTCTGCAGACGTTTCTCAGCATTGTCATTGGCTGCTTTTACTGCCTTTGGCGTTGCCGCCAGCGTTTCAGACGTGCTGTTGGTCGCGCTGCTTAGCTGGATTATCCCTTTCTGTGCTGTCGTTGCATCCTGTGCGGTGTATTTCCCGTTAGCCAGGTCATACGCGGCCTTAACGGCTTTTGGCGTTGCCGCCAGTGACTCGGAAGTGCTGTTGGTCGCACTGCTGAGCTGTACTATCCCCTTTTTCGTCGTGCTCGCATCCTCAAGCGCCACGGCGGATGCAATATCCTCTGCCCGTTTTGCCGCTGTCTCAGCGCGCGTTGCTGCAGATTCCGCCGTACTTTTGCTCTGTGCTGCCGCCGTCGCACTGCCAGCTGCCTCTGTCGCCTTCGTGGATGCTGTCGTGGCGCTGCCCTTCGCTGCGGACGCTTGTCTGGTCGCCTCATCTTTTGAAGCAGACGCCGATGATGCCGATGACGCCGCCGAACTGGCGGACGATGCGGCAGCCGTTTTTGAGGATTCTGCGCTGGTCTCCGACGCTTTCGCGTTCGTCTCGGATGTCTTCGCTGCGGAAGCAGACCTCGCTGCTGCACTGGCCTGTACAGCGGCTTCGCCAGCCTTCGTTGTGGCTGTTGAAGCGGACGATGCGGCGCTTTCTGCCGATTTTCCGGCGGCGCTAGCACTGGCTGAGGCCTGCCCGGCACTTGTTGACGCGGCACTGGCAGACGACGCAGCCGCTGTTTTTGAGCCTGCTGCTGCGGAGGCACTCTGTGCTGCTGCCGTTTCAGAGGACTTAGCGTTTGTCTCAGACGTCTTTGCCGCCTTCGCGGAATTTCCTGCCGCCGTTGCCGAGGAAGCGGCATTACTGGCGCTGGAGGATGCGTTCGTTTCTGATGATTTTGCCGCCTCTTTTGAAGCCGCCGCATCCCGGGCTGAGGTGGCAGCTTCTGACGCTTTCGTAGTCGCGGTGGATGCAGAAGTGGCTGCTGATTGTTGTGACGCTGCAGCATTCGTTTCTGACGTTTTCGCGGCACTGGCACTGGTAGCTGCCGCGCTTTTTGAGGACTCTGCAGCGGCAGCACTTTTTGATGCTTCAGTGGCCTTTGTTGATGCCGTTCCTGCGCTGGAAGTCGCTGACTGAGCCGACGACGCGGCCTGTCCGGCTGACGTGCTGGCTGCGCGTGCTGAGCCTGCAGCATCAGTCGCATGGGTTGCCGCCTCACGGGCTGATGTGCTGGCATCACTGGCTGACTTCTTCGCGGCTGCCGTGTTCTGTGCCACCACGGACGCGTTACGCGCCACCTCTTCCACCATCAGCTCAAAACGGCGCAGTGCCTCCGGACGGGCATCATCCTCCGTCATGGCACCGAGAAAATCATTCAGCGTACCGGGTCGGGAATCTTCATACACTGTGATGGTCCCGGCATGTGACGGCGGGAATCCTTCCACCAACAGAATAACGCTGTACTGACCGTACTCAACGTCCATGCTGTAACGCCCGGCTTCATCCGGATTTTCTGAGGCCAGCGTGTTCACCACCACCGTGGTGCTGTTACGTTTTGCTTTCAGCTGGATTGTGCAGTTCTGTACCGGTTTTCCTGTGCCGTCTTTCAGTACACCTGAAATTTTTACTGCCATATTCACCCCACAAAAAAGCCCGCCTGAATCGGCGGGCTGTCATAACACTGTGTTACCTGGCTAATCAGAATTTATAACCAACACCCACGATGAACCCGTCAGTGCGCCAGTCACCACTGCCGGAGCCTTCATAAGCGACATCAATGGCCACGGATTCGGTCGGGTTAAACTGCACGCCAGCTCCCCACGCCAGAGACGTGTTGCTGTGGCGACCGTCATCACTTCCGGTCAGCACATCGTGCTTTTTCCCCTTGTTGTCAGTTACGCGGAGATAATCCCCGGAGAAAGTCGACACACGGCTGTAAGCCACACCCGCCATCGCATACGCGCTGAACCATTCATTCACGCGCACAGACGGCCCCGCCATTACGCTGAACCAGCGGTTACGAACGGAATCTTCATGCCAGCGGGTATCGCTGTAACGGGTAATCTGGCGATTCTTGTCTCCTGCATAGCTGAACGACGTCACCATCCCCAGTGTGTCCGTAAACTCATAACGGTATTTCACGTTAATCCCGTTCAGATCATCACTGCCGGGAACGTTCGTCCGGGCATGAAGATACCCCGCGCTCAGCGTGGACTGATGTTCAGACGCCCATGCAGGTGCACCGGATACGGCCAGACAAATGGCTGCGGACAAAATGGCGGCATAAAGTTTACGCATAATTACCTCTCGCTTTTCTGCAATAAAAAAGGCGTCATTTCTGACGCCCGTTCTGGGTTATAAAATTCAGCTGATACTGATACCTGCTGTGGATTTTTTCATCACCACAACCAGCAGATCGCTGATACTGGTTGTTGGTGTCCAGTTATTCGCTCCTGATGAAGATACGGTGAATGTCAGTGTCAGCGTCCCCTGTCCGGCAGGCATATCTATAACTGAGGAAAATACGCCCTGAGCATCCGTCGTGGACTGATTAAAAATCTCCTGACCATTGCGGGTCACTCTTAACCGGCAGGTTGAATACCAGTATGACTGTTGGTTATTACTGTTGAAATTCTCATGCTTACCACCGCGGAATAACACTGGCGGTATCATGACCTGCCGGTCAAACTTCTGATCATCACTGATTCTTACCGTGATGGTGCCGCTGGCATAAGTGCTCGTGCGGGGGAAAGACTTGCTGACCGTTTTGACAATATCACCTTCAATCTGGTTGGCTGACAGTTTCCCCTTAATCTGACAGTTCTCATTAATCGTGACGTTGTTGAGCGTCCCTGAGTTCGCATTCACACTGCCACTGATATCCGCATTTTTAGCGGTCAGCTTTCCGTCTGATGTCAGGGAAAATACCGGAGGACTGCCACCGCTGGTAATGGTGGGGGCCGTCAGACGCTTCAGGAACACGTCGTTCATGAATATCTGATCGCCCTGACCAACAAACATTGGTCTTGTGTTGCCATTAGACGGATCAATAAACGCAATACGATTGGCGGCAACCAGAAACTGGCTCAGTTTGCCTTCCTCCGTGTCCTCCATGCTGAGGCCAATACCCGCGACATAATGTTTGCCGTCTTTGGTCTGCTCAATTTTGACGCCCCACATGGCATTCCATTTATCGTTGGCGTCCTTCCACTCTTTCGAAAACTCCTCCAGTTTGCTGGCGTTATTCTCCGTCAGCTCGACTTTTTCCAGCAGTTCCTTGCCGAGATGGGATTCGGTTATCTTGCCTTTGAAAAAATCCAGGTAGCCTTCCGCATCATCGCTCGCCCGACCGACGGCCTCCACAAATGCCGATTTGCCAACGGTGTTCACACTGCGAAC